CATACGGCGGATGCACTCAGACCAATCGATCGGATGATCTATGGCCGGCTGTGGATTCTGGCGCGAAGTCTTCACGGTGCAAACGTCTACCCAGACGGTCGATGACCTTGGGCAGGCGGATTTGGCGTGGCTGACTGTCGGCACGATTCGCGGCATGATCAAGCCGACACAGCGGGAAGTGGTGGACGATTTGGGCGTGTCGATCCGGACTGACCTCGACATCGAGACAGCCTGGAGCCCGATTATCAATGCGCGCAGCCGGCTGATCCTGGACGGCACTACATACAACGTCTCAAGCGTGGTCGACCCGGACAGTGGGCGTAGGAAACGGCTGCGCGTGATTGCGACGGAGGTGACGCAATGAGGCGACATGATCGCGACATGAGTCCGATTTCAACGCCGTACCGACGGCCGGCGGTCAATTCCGGCGCGACGCAGATGCATATGCGGGTGGACAATTCCGCAGTGGCTGCGGCACTCGGCCGGCTCAGTTACGAGTTAAATGAGAAGGCGCGTCGCGTTGGCATCCGCAGGGCGCTACGTCCGTTCGTAACGGAACTTCGCGGCGTAGTTGGCACTGGACCCTATCGCGGCAAGAACCTCCACCGGAAGGCAATGGCGAGCGCCGTAGGCGTCACCATCAAACGCGGTGGTGCTGGTGCTGAGGCGAAGCTGATCGCACAGATGGGCGTGCGCTACGGCAAGAAGGGCGGCAAGGCGGCACGCGGCCGGCAGGGCGTGTTCCATTTGCTCGAGCAGGGCTACAAGCACGGCGGCAAGGGCGAGCAGAAATACACCAACTCAGCAAACCCTTCACCAGGCAAGGGCAACACCTGGTCGAAGCAGCAGGACCGCGACGCCACTGGCCGGTGGACATCACCACGGTTCCGAGTGGCACGCGGTGGCGCGCGACGCATCCCCGGTAGTGGGCGGGCGCGGTCTTGGGCACAATCGGCGATCGGACGAATCACGGATGCAATGGCACGCGAAGTTTTGGTGGAAGCCAAGAAGCTGCTGGGGGGTAAATAGTGGGCCTCCTATCTGCCATCAAATCGCTGTATCTCGCAATCAGTAGCGCCAAGACGGACGTGTCGGTTGGTCTGCGCCGTGCCGGCGATCCGACCCCGTACATCGTCTACGAGGTCACGCAGATGGATGTCGAAGTATCGATGCCATCGAAACTCTCGGGGCATTACACGATGCAGGTGACGGCCGAGTGCGTGGCGAATACAGCCATCGATGCCTGGGACGTCGCTGACGATTTACTGGCTCAGTTCAGCGGAAACGTAGTGGACAACGTGAATGACATCACACTGGTGCTCGTGGCTGTGAGCGCAAGCGCGCGGACCGACGCACCTGATGACGGACAAAGTGACGCCGAGCGCGTCGTGACTCTCGTACTAACCATCTTGGCGAAGGACATCTAATGGCTCTTATCTCAGGCTACGGCGGCGTCATCCTCTTCTCGGGCTTCACGGCATCCACCGGGATCACCATGCAAGTCAAGAGCTTCACGCTCAACATCGAGAAGGACTCGCTCGAAGTGACGGCTATCGGTGACTGGCGCAAGAAGTACGCGCCCGGACGCACCCGGATTTCCGGATCGCTGACGTTGTTCCGTCAAACTTCTACTGCCGATGACCTGTTGCGGGCTCACTTGATGCCGACTTCCTTGGCAAACAGCGTCAACGCCGTCTTGACACTCAAGTACACCGATCAGGGGAACTTCGCGTATTGGAACAGCATGGACGTATCCGGTAGTCCGGTAGCGTGGAACATCCAGATCACTTCCGCATCATTCAGCGATGACGGCACCGGCGCTGGCACTTGGGAACTGAGTTGGGAGCAGCAGTGAGCCTCGACCCGTCGAAAGTCATTTCTTCGGCTCCGCGCACGGTGGAGATCGTTGGCATTGGGCCGGTGGTGGTCCGGCGTGCGACCCTGGCGGATATCTCATTGGCCGGCGATATGCAGTTCTGGTGGACGCGCTTGTTCACGCTTCCTGATGGCTCGCCGCTGTTTGCACCTGGTGCCGACGTTGGCGCGCTCGATCACGAGGTGGCAAGCGCTCTGATTGACGAGGTGAACCGTCCCCGTTTTACAACGCCGCTACCAAGCGGCTCTATCGAAACGCAAGCCCCGAAATGAGGATGCAAATGGACGCAGGACTGGCGGAGGAACTAACCACCGATGAACGGTGCGAATACCTGCTGACCATCATTGCGTCCGCATTGACTCACAAGCGGCCTTCTGAATTGGTTCCCTGGTTGCGAAAGAAGGGCATAAACCGTGGCAGATAAGAGCATGAAGTCAGTGATCTGGGCGGAAATGGATACCAGTGGTATCACGCGTGGCGTCGCCAAGACCACCGCGGAACTCGGCAAGCTCAACAAGACGGCCCGAAGCGGCGCGGCTGCCGCTGGGATCACCGCGACGCTACAGATGACGCAGATGGCGTTCCAGGGGATCTCGCAAGTGTTCCAAGGCGTCGAGCGGCGCATGGCGGAACTGAATGGCGCGGCGCTCAAGTATTCGGGCGCAGCGATGGGTGCGAACAACTTGGCAAACGCCGACAGAATGAAAGCAGATATCAAGATCGGCGCAGCGGTCACGCCTGGATCAATTCAGGCATCCCAGGCTAAGGGCGACCTCGCTAACGCTGAAGCAGCGCGCATCGAGCGTAACGCCGGCGGGGTCAATGCCGGTATGGGTGCTACGGCTCGTTTCAGCGGCAATATGTCAGCCAGTACCAATATGCTCCTTGAGTCTGCGGCTACCGGATTGGCTGCGGTGGAACAGTTCCTAACCGGTGACTTCGCCGGTGGCTCTGCAACTTCCGGCGCAGCTGCTGGGCAATTAGGCGAACTTGGAAACGCGCAGAACTACGCCTACCAGAACGATGCCGGCGGTGGTGCACAAGGAAGCGCTGAACAGATTATGCATTTACGGGCAATCGATAGATCATTACGCGGGGGGGCGCAGTAATGCCATACGGAATGCTGGAGATCAAAGAGTCGCGCCAGTGGAACTTTGAGAACGTCGATGAAACGACACTCACGGCCGTCTATTTAGCCTGGTGGGAACCCGCGACTGTTGGCGAGGCATACCCCGGCGACGGCTTGGTACTGACCCAGACCGGGATGCCGATGGTGCAGACCAGACCGGCAGCTGCAATTCATACTCCACCAACAGGGACCATGAATACGTTTGTCGCTGACCTTGTGTGCCGTTCGGTCAATGCGGTGCCTGAGGTGTCGGTTCCTTACACCTGGCGAGTGACCGCAACCTACTCGACGATGAGCCCGGTAGACGCCGCGAAGCAGGGCTACGGGGCTAAGCACACGATGAGCATCAGTGGCCGGCAATATGCCGAGTATCGCACCGGTGTAACACTTCCAACCAATGGCACTGTTACATGGCCGCCATCCGCCGACATTGGTGGCACTCGGATTGATCTGAACGGCGCGCCACGTGCCAAGGAACTACCGCAGATCACTAGGCAGTTGGAGTACAAGTGGGACCGGACGCCGCTGATTTCGACCACCACGCCAGTCGATCCGCCATTCCAGACCTTCTTCGACGCGATCAACAAGCGAAACAGCGTCGCGTTTATGGATGCGTCAATTGGAACCATGCTCTACAAGGGCTGCTCTGCGACGCTGGACCGTGAGATTTGGCGACTAGTTCATACCTGGGTGTTCGATTCGTTCTATCACGTCGAGCAGATGCCGGTCCCAAACCCAACCGGGCAGCCGATTCTTTTGCCTGGTGTGAGCGTCGCTGGACAGCAAGTCATGCAATGCGACAAGGTGGCCTGGTATCAGCGCTACCCAAGCACAATGGATTTCAATACTTCTTTCCTGCCCACCACCATTCAAGGCGATTTCATCAAGGCTTATCCGCCGATGCTGCACTAATGTCCTACTCCCAACCACTGTTTCACGGCGGTATGTACGGCAAGGCGAATGCCGTGGTGTGCAATGGTTGGCAAACGGCGGCAAATGCGACAGCCCGTTACGGCGAGGCGATGGTGTGGGCCAATCAGCAGGTAATCAAGGGTCAGATCGTCACGCAGGGGCTGTGCGAGGTGGTCAGCGCCACGCTCATTTCCGGAGCATCCAACCGGTGGAATTACACCATCAAACTGTGGACACCGGCCGGCGTGGCTGGCACTGGCATCACTTTGAGCACCACGGATTCGCGGTTCAGCTACACCAACTGCCGCAACATCCGCGAAGAACACAACACCGCGACCGAGGTGGACGGCATGAATATCTCGGTAGCGCCGGCGGCAACTGTCGGCCCAGTCGGCAGCAAATATGTCGGAAGCGCCTGGACTACTACTGACCTCGCTGCAAAGGTCTTGGTGTATGTGGTCTACGACTCATTCGGCAAGGCGTACCCCTTCTTTGATCGACCCAACCCTATCCGGTGCACCTAATGCCAAATCTCGACCTAGCGCTTTCATATCCAGGAGTCGTAATAGTCCCAGGTGAACAATGGGTGCTTGCCGGCACAGTTCAGGTAGAAGGCACCTCGACCGCGCAGAACCTGACCAACTACACGGTGCAAAGCAAGGTGACCGTCGGCTCAGTCACCTTGTCGACAAACGGAACCTATGCGGCGGTCATCGCCGCGAACGGTACTTTCACCTGGACGCTCTCAGCAACGCAGACCGGTGAGTTTCCGCCTAACTCATGGGGCACGATCGTCCTGTACCTCGACCACGCTACGACCGATTCGCTGCACATTGCAACTATCGGCTTTCGCACTTCTGCAGAAAGCATCGTCTAACCATGTATACGAACAACTTTAGACGCGCCATGCTGGGCGACACGGCGACTTTATCGCTGGACTTTACCGCTGGCACCGTACCAACAGCAGTGACCTTCACACGCGCAGACTCCACGGCGCGGGCGACATTCATCGATGCCAGTGGGTACGTCAAGACGGTTGCTAGTGCTGGCGATGCGCGATTTGATTACGTGGGCGGTGTTGCTAAAGGAATGCTGATTGAGGCGGCTGCGACAAACTACATCACTTACTCGCAAGACTTGACACAAACTGGTTGGTTTCTCTCCAATGTTTCAAACGCTACGAGCAGTGTGCTTTCACCAGATAACTTGTCGTACGCTTCAAAAGTAACTGAAACAGCAGTTACAACCACGCATCTTGTGCAGAAAGCAATGCTCTACGCATCGGGTACTACGTACACCTGGTCATTGTGGGCTAAGTCGGGACTACGAACGCAGCTCTATACGTCGTGGGATGGCGGGCTATGCATCGCAAAATGGGATCTATCGGGAGGTACATCGCCAATATCTTCTGGATCGACGTCGGCGACGCTCACGCAAACGGCGTACGCAGGAGGGTGGTATCGGCTAACAGCCACCTATATTTCTGCTGCTGGTGGTGGGTATCTAAATCTATACACGCAGAATGGAAGCGGGAATACATATATCGGCACTGGCGCTTTTCTTGGCGTGGACACGGGGGCAGCGCTGTACATATGGGGAGTCCAACAAGAGGTGGCAGCGTCCGCAAGTTCGTTAATAAAAACAACCTCGGCCCAATTAACCCGCCTCGCCGACGATGCCGTGATTCTCAGTACCGCGTGGACGGGGCTCTACGACAAGCCAGGTTCCATTGTTGTCGAGTATTACCGCGGCGAGTACGGCGCCGGTGATCGGTCGGTCCTTGGCATCGATACGGCCGCTACTAAGCACATCCACCTTAAGCACGCAAACGCTAGCGCAGCAAGCGGCATTTATAACAGCGCAGGAACTGCTGTAGTTACCAAGGCTTCCGGAAACGCCAGCGGACTTAATAAGGCCGCTTTCACTTGGTCAACCGCCAATCCGTCAGTGATTAAATACGCGCTAAACGGTAACGCTACGGTAGTCAGCGCCACCAGTGACATTGGCGCAACGCTCGGAACGTGGATGACAATTGGTAGCGCTTCAACTACTGGCGTAAGTGGCTCCGGTACCTGGGAAGGCTACCTAAACAACTCAATAAAGAGTGTGAAGTACTACTCCGAACTGCTCAGCGATGCTGACATGATTGCGAAGACCACATGACGAACTACTACCTACGCACTACCACACTGGCGCAGATGAACACGGCGCTCGCGCTGATCCCTGAGCCGCGCTACATCGACATGATTGGAACGATGGGCGCTGTGCTCGATGAAGACGGCGTAGAGATCACGCCTGCCGATTTACGCATCCACGCCAACGTGCGTTGCGAGACGATCGCGCCGGCGCTGCTTGCCACGCTCCCGACTTGTTTTCCGGCCACGCCGCGCAGGGAGTTCCTCTGATCCACCTCGCGCTGTTCATCGTCCTGGTGCTTACCAGCGGATGCGCTTCGCAGACGGCCTTGATATCGCACGCCGCGACCTCGAGCGCAGCAAGCGCAGCGGTTGCACGGGCGCACTTGGTGGCCGCAAGCGCCGAGCTCGACAGCATCGAAGCTCAGTGCCAGGCGGTGAGCGAAGCCATCCCGTACGTCTCTGATGATGTGCCAGCAATTTATTCAACGCTCCAGTATGTGTCGGTCGCAGTGGTGGCCGCTGTGATCGGAGCACTTATATACACCTACATACCACGAGGCCGCTGATGCTCACAACAAGTCAATACACGATCTGGATGGTTGCGCTACTCGTAGTCACGTTTGCGGGTGGATGCTCAGTCGGAAACACGTTCAGGAAGTTCAGACCAGTCAACGCTAAGAAAGCAAAAAAATGATCATTATTTCCTCGGCGGAAAGCCTCATCGGTAGTCTTTGGTTCGGCATCATGCTCGGCGTGATCGGCGTAGTGGGCGGCTACCTCTACTGCCGTCGGCAGGGCGGCAAATGAGTAAGCGGCGATGCTGCTGTGGTGAGGAGCCACCGAGTGGCCCGATACCGTGTAACCCGTGTCCGGATCCAATCTCACCGGCTACGGTTACTCGTTGGTCTATCTCGGTTTCGGCAAGTGGTATCGAAGGTGTGTCAGACGGTAGCGGTGCATTGGTCACGGGCGGAGTAGTCAAATCATGCCAGCGGGGAAGCTGCGGCTCTGTCACGTTCAAGGAAAAAGCAGTAGGTAACGACACTTTTTCGATGGGCTATTGTGATGAGACGGACTACTGCAATGCCATGATTGATGCCACTGCACCGACGAACTCTGGAACCTCTTACATGGAGTGGACAACGTGTAAGGCTCCAGACGGCAATGACGTTGGAGGACCGTATTACCCTGACATTGCCTACACCTTTAACACTCACGTTCAAATCACTGTGGCCGCACCGACTGCGAAGTTTATTCCCGGTGTCTCGGGCAGTGAATGCACGTGGGTCAATTCAACAGAGGAAGACGAGGATTGCCGATCGTTTGTAGAGGTGGTTTACACTTTTACAAATTCATTTGATTACCCGTTCTTTCAAGACAATGGCCCTGGGATGGAATGCGATGAAACCGTATCAACAATTTCCACGACGCAGAGCTGGATTTGCGTGTACAGCAAGCGGCCAACTGGCTCGCAATACTGGGCGCTTGGTTCATACCCACTCGTTAAAGTCACTTACCCAACAGCAGCGCACACCTATGGTCCAATCGGGACTACCTGCGGAATACCTGGAGGCGTCGTATGCAGCGCAAACGGATTGGACTCAGTAACGTCACCAACCCCATGGCAGCCCCCGTCATCAGTAACCGTGGTGCGCGTCGCGTAACAGTTCACTATGAGTGGTTGGGCGAACGACGGGAACGTTGCTTCCGCGTCATTGACGGTGACCTGGTGGTCAGCGAGTGCCAAGCTCCTAAACCTGAAACGGGTCTAGGGGATGTCATTGCCGGCGCGACCAAGGCGGTGGGGATAAAACCATGCGGCGGGTGTCAGAAACGCCAAGCAGCCATGAATCGGGCTACTCCATCAATTATTCGCAGGATTCTTGGATGGTTTATGCACTAGTATGCATTCATGCGGGGAATTCGTGAATCACTTAAACGCTTAGACGCTTGCCGGCGGGACTGGTGGATGTGCCGGCGGGATACCGATCCGCGGGGCCACTGGACGCTGTGCCTTGATCCTTACCTAACTGACTGGGATTGGCGGGTTAACATCGGATCTAATAACGTCCGCGCAGTGCGGCGCGTAACCCTTGCAGCGAAATGTAAGGGAATTGCGGATAATCTGCAGACAGCCAGACGAATTGTCGATAAGATGCGGACACAAGCGCATGGTCCTGCTTAGTTGGCGGCTTATAACTGGCTGATTGAATTTAACGTAACAGCCAAACGCTAGTCAATAAGTGGGACTTTGCAGCCTGTTTGAGGGCTTGCAATTATGGCGGCGAAGACGCAAGGAAGCGACAAGAATCTACGGCGGATGATCGGGGTCGACCTGGTTACCGATGGGCTGCTCGAGGCGATAGCCAAATACGACGGGTCGAGCAAGGTGCACGTTGTGCGCCAGCTTGTCCGGTCGGCGGCCCGGGCTCACTACGGAACCGTAGAGGCTGCGCTACTGGAGGTCCGCAATGGCTGACCTATTCACAGTGATCGCGTGCCTGGTGTCAGTGGGAGTCTTCCTGCTGCTGTTCCTGTGCCCTGAGCATGAAGCGTGCCAACCGGAGCGAAAGCGGGGTGAACAATGACCGCGCTTGATGCAGCCATTGAATACGCGTGTATTGAGATGCGTAAGGGTGTCGAACCTATTGAGGCAATCAAAGAGGCGGCTGGTGCTTACGGGCTAACCATGTCGGAGGTTGCCATTGGTTGCTCGGCTCGTTCTGCGCGGAAACGTCAACAGTTGGCCGCAATGAAACGCAAATCGAAGGAACTGGCAAAGTGGCAAAAGGTCAAGACGGCTGAGTCCCCACGAATCTTTCAGCGTGAAATGCTTAACAAGAGAAGGAGAATGATATGAAACGGGTCGATATTGTTGCATTGATTGCGGAGCATTGTTTTTCAGAATCCACATTTACAAAGCGAACGCAGAGCGTTAATTTTATTTGCCCGTTTCACTCTTGTGATGGTAAACAAAACACCGATTTTTCTTTGGTCGCAGTTCGTGCGCCACTCTTTAAGACTAAAACTGATTGGTTTAAGTGTTATGCGTGTGGTGCAAACGGATGCCCTGCTGATTTTTTGATGCAGTACCACAAATACGTGCTTGGTGAAGCCGTTGAAGTTTTAAATCAGAGAGAGGCGCGCCAATGATTTCACTCCGCAAGTACGACACGGAGTATTGGCGCAGTACGTCGGCGGGTTTGCAGCGCGAGGTGGATCACTTTCGCGACAAGGCAAGTCTGCAGGGGAACATCATTCAAAGAATCGCACGGCGCATTGAGAGCATTTGCGATGAGGTCAGCGCTGGGAGGATGAACGAATCGGATGCGCTGCAGAGGCTGAACAACCTCGCGCAGTTGGTGTTCCGGACAATTGAAAGCGAACAACGAGCAAACGCGGTCAAGTGATCGCACCGCAGGGGTCGGAAGTGCTGCCGCACCCCTGCGGCCATTTCATGGAGGATGGATATGGAAATGCAAGAAGAGTCAAAGGTAAAGGCAAACGCCGCTGCTCGCCAGTGGTGCAAGGAAGCGATCAAGCTCGAGTATCGGTGGTGCGTGGATAGCAACAGTTGGTACACGCGTGCTAGTTCGGGCGTGTGGGAGCGCGACCGGCTCAACATGGTGAAGGGTGAAATCATCAAGGGCGCAGCCAAAGCCAATCCGAGCGATACCGGCAGCTGGGCGCGCTACTTTGCGTCAGTGGCTGAATCGTTCGATGGGTTGGTAGTTGGTAGCGCCGATTGGGATCAGCACCTGTGGGGATTCGGCGCGCCTGACGATGTGTATGACCTGATCGAGGGCAGCGCGATCAACCGGCTGCTCGATCTGAGCATCACCAAGCGCGTAGGCGTTAAGCCAGGTGGATCCACCACCAGGTGGGAAGCCTTCCTGCTCGAGGCTGCACGTGGCGATGCGGAGGTGGTGGCGTTCTTGAAGCGCTGGGCCGGCTACGCGCTGAGCGGGAGTACCAAGGAACACTGCATCCTGTTCATCCACGGACCAGGTGGAAACGGGAAGAGCGTGTTCGTGGACACCATCCGCTATGCCTGGGGCGAGTACGCGAAGACCCTGCCAATGGACGCGCTAATGGAAAGCAAGGGCGACCGGCATCCGGCAGAGATTGCCATGCTCAAGGGTGCGCGCCTAGCCATTGCCAATGAAACGCAGGAAGGGCGCAAGTGGGATGACGCGAAGCTCAAGCAACTCACCGGCGGCGATGTGGTGGTGGCTCGGCACATGAGGCAGGATTGGTTCGAGTTCACGCCGTGCTTCAAGCTGCTGGTGGTGGGGAACCATGCGCCGCAGATTGCGGTGGTGGACGATGCCATGCGTAGGCGGCTGTGCATGGTGCCATTTACCAACAAGCCAGAGAAGCCGGATGGCGACCTGGGAGCGAAACTAAGGGAGGAAGCGGGAGGCGTCCTACGTTGGGCTATGGAGGGCTTTGAGGAGTGGGCGACTGGCGGTGGGTTGCGTCCACCGGAATCGATCCTGAAGGCAACGGCGGGCTATCTGGATGATCAGGACACCGTGGGCGCTTGGCTGCAGGACTGCACGATCAAGCAAGCGGGAGCCTTTGCGTCCAGTCGGGCGATCATGGCGTCATGGTCTACCTGGTGCTCGGAAGCCGGCACCCATCCGAAGAGCATGAAGCGGCTCGGTCCAGACCTCAAGGGCCGTGGTTACGTCCAAACGCGTACTGAGCACGCTCGGGGCTTCCTTGGGCTGACGCTTCTGACGCATCCTGACACATTGGCTGACGCATCATGAAATCGAACACAGTCAATATTCCAACTAAGAAACGTGAAGTTACACAGTTCCTGACGCTTAT